CGTCGGCGCGGGCTGCGGGCGCACGGGGAGCGCGATGCTCAACGTCCGCACGGTGCCCGAAACGCTGCCGCGCACCGGCGTCAGCGTGAGGGAGAAATTGGTCGCCACGCTCGGCCGCGCCACGCGCACCGAGTCGCGCCCACGCGGGCCACGGGTGCGGGTGATGCCGTTGCCGTAGGCCACGCGTACGCTGTCGGCGTGGCGGGCCGTCCACGAGGCCACGACGGTGACGCTGTCGGCCGTCTGCTGCCGGAGCGCGACGTGGCGGTATGACACGATCTGCGCGGCCATGGCCGCCAGACCCGCGAGGGGGAGCACAAGGAGTCGGAGCATCCGAAGTCCCGGAGAGGGTTAGGCTGCCGGCATCGTGCGCGTCCAGGACGTGATACTCACGTTTTGGCCGTTGGCGATGTTGGTGTTGTCGAGCGTGATGTCGCCGCCGAACGCGATGGCGGCCCCGCTGGCGACGCCGGCAGAGCTGGCGAGACTCAGCGTGACGGTCGTGGCGGCCACCGCGAGCACGGTCGCGCCGGCTGGGATGCCAGTCCCCGTCGCGGTCATGCCGACCACCACGCCCGTCGTGGCCGCGAAGGTCAGCACGTTGCCGTTCGCCGCCGTGATCGCGTTGGTGGTGAGGTTCACCGCCTGAAAGACGTCGCCCTCCTCGATGTCACTGCCGTTCGTCAGGCGATAACTACGCGCCGTGCCAGCGGCCGTCGCGGGCACGGACCACGTGCCGTTGAGCGTGACCTGACCCGTGCCGCTGGTGAGCGGCGTGGTGGGCAGCGTGATCGCGGCGAGCTGGGTGCCGCCGGCCGCGCCGCCGACTCCCGCAGGGGCACCGGTGCGAATGGACAGGACTGCGCCGGCCGGGAACGCCGCGACGTAGCCGTCGCGCAGCCGATTGCGCGTGGTAGTTGCAAGCTGGATCGCCATCTATCTGCTCCACTGAAAGAGGTGAGCGGCTACGGCACCGACGCACACGCCGTCAGCCGCAAGCCGGAACCGCGAACGACGCTGCCCCTGCGTCGCGCGGATGGAATCCGCCCGCCGCACTGCGGCGAGCTGCAAAGACAGGCCAGCGATCGCGGCCGCATCGCGCCGAGTGATCGTGTCGGCCTGGGCGAGCGCCGTGCTGGCCGCGCGCCGAAAGGTGTCACAGTCGGTGGCGAGGCTGTCGAGCTGCGACCGGCAGGCCCCGAGCACGACCGCCGGCGCCGTATCGGCCGGTAGCCAGGCGGTGTCGCGAATGCGCCGGATGCGCGTCACGAGCACGGTGTCCACGTGCGCGACGATTGCCCGGAGGCTATCCGCCTCACGCGCCAGCGAATCGCCACGGGCGAGGGCAAGACGCGTCAGCGCATCCCCCTCGCGTACGACCGCCGCGCGCTCATCCGCCCGCGCCCACGACAGCGTGAGCCAGCCGCCCCAGCCGAGGGCACAGAGCAGGGCCAGCGAGATCACGACGCCACAGAGCCACGGGGGCGTGCCGCGATACCAGCGGGGGGTGCTCACAGGATCATCCCCAGGAGCAGGCCGACGGACAGGATGGCGAGGCCCAGCACGAAGCCGGAGCCGATGGCTTTCGCGCGGGCGATCATGCGGCGTCCACCTCGGCCCAGACTGCGGCCATCCCGCCCGTGCGGAGCAGCTCGGCCGCGCGGGCTGACGGTGACCGCCGCGCGGGCGCGCCCCACTGGATGTGCGGCCGGTCGACGAAGCGCTCGTCGGTGCTCGACCAGTCGCCGTTCCAGTCACCGCCCCACACGAGGCCATGGCGTCGCGCGCTGGTGCCCAGCACTTCCCAGAAATCGCGCGGGGCGTTCCACACCCGACGCGCGCAGATGATGTCGACCGCCAACCCGTACCCGTGCCACGTGTCGATCGCCGTGGCGCTCTGCGTCACCACCCCGCGCCCGTCGTCGTACGTGCGGCCGAAGCCGAAGAGGAAGCGTTGCCGCGCCTCCGTGCGCAACGTCTCGAACACCCGCGGCGCATAGCCCCACGCCGTCAGGTCGGCACACACCCGGCCCACCGCCTCGCGGAACCGCGGCGCGAGGGTGTGCACCGAGGATTCGACCGGCACCTCAGCCGGCGGGGCGGGGAGCCGGGACACGCTTACACGCCCTCAGTCGGCGCGACCGGCAGACCGTGCGGCGTGTCGTCGAACAGGTCGGGGCGTCCGTCGCCGTCGCTATCCGGCAGCGCCTTGGCCATGGCCTGCAGCGTGCCGAGCACCGCGGTGATGCCCGCGTGGATCTCGAGCGCGTGCCCCTTCCACGCCTGCAGCCACGCGATGTCGGTGGCGAGCGACCCGAAGGCCATGAGCAGCATCAGCACGACGTTCGCGTACTGGCCGACGAGCAGCCACTTTCCCCACACCTTGGACAGCGGAGACACGATCACCTCCCGGTGGATGATGGACCCGATTGGAGGCGCTTCAAATCCACCGTCAGCTCGTCGACCTTCTTCTCGATCGTCTTGAGCCGCTCCAAGCCTTGACCGAACGCAACCGCGCCCGTCAGCAGGGCGATCACCAACCCCAAGCTGACGTAGCTGTTCTGGCCGATCGCGCTCTTGTACTCGCTCGTTGGGGTGGGCGCCATGCCCCACACGATGCGCGTCCCTTCGCGCGTGTCCTATGGGGATGGCGGGCGCACGGGGGCCGTTGGGGGCTACGCTCTCATCCAGCCGCGCAGTCGCACGGCCGCCACCATCGCCCATCGCCGTGCATCCGGGCAGCCGACCGCGCGCAATCGCGCATCGAAGCGAACAGTCGCCGTTGTCCACGAGACCTCCCGCGCCAGATCCAGATCGTGGAGCAGGTAACAGATCAACACCCGCCTGCTGAGCGGATGGCCGACGAACGGCCACGTGAGGGAGGGCTTGCTGCCGCCGTCAGAGATGAAGCCACGCGGCACCACCTCCGGATAGGGCCCGCGCCAGTCGATCGGGTCGATCACCATCACGAGTGGCCCGTCGAGGAACTCGAGCCGGATGGGAGAGTACAAGGTCATGCCGGCGCCAGAATCTGCGCGACACGCTCGGGGGCGATGAGGCCCAGCGCCGCGTGATACTGCACGCCTTCCACGGTGCGCGGGTCGGTCGGGTCGATGTCGGACGCTTCGGCCAGTGACTGCCGGAGAATGCGCAGCGTCGCGCGGACGGTGGCGTCGGCGTGGGATTCCTCTGCCACCTCAATCGCGACCTGCTCGGCCAACGTGTAGCGCCAGCGGAACGCGAGGCGGGAGAGCGTGGGGCGCGTGGTGGAGATGACCACCCCCTGCAGGACTCGGGTGCTCATTACCAGCCCTCGTCGAACTGCGCGTCGGTGAGCGTCCCTGGCGCGATGAGCAGCGACAGCAGCGTGAGCGGCGCGGGGTTCTGCGTGATGCCACGACGACCAATGCGCACGCGCGTACCGGCCGCGAACGCAGCGGGCAGGGCCAGCGCCCCGCTCGTCGCACTCGTGAACGCGCCGCCGTTGATGCTCTGGCGCAGGGTCAGCCCCGCCGCGCTCCAGAGCCACCGGAGGCGCACCAGCTGCCCCGCGGTGGGCTGCCCGCTGGACAGCGTGGCGCTGACTGACGTGCTCCCGTTGTGGTACGTGAGGCGGTAGAAACCCGAGGCCGTCCCCGTGGTGTCGAGGAACAGCCGAACCCCCGTGCCCGGGTCGTCGCCGGCGATGGACAGCAGCGTATCGCCCGCGGTGCCCACGCGCGCCCCGCGCTCGACGAACAGCATCTCGCCCGACAGCTCTTGCGGCAGCCAGCCGACCACCGGACCACGCAACACATCCGCCGTCCCGAGGTTCAGGCCGAGCGTGTTGTTCGCGCTCTCGAAGCCGGGCAGGGTCGCGGGGGCGGTGTAGGTGCCGCCCACGGCGTTCACGCCGGCGAGGGTGGCCCCTCGGCTCCACGTATACCGCTGGCCGCTGCGGGCGACGAAGATCCCCGTGCTCGGCTCGAACACCGCGCCGTCGCGGAAGTCGAGCGATTCGAGGGCCCGCGAGCGGGGAGCGAGCGCTTTGGTCGATTCACGCATCAGAGGCGAAACCGGGTGGAGGGGAGGAGCAATCCCGTGCCGGAGGAGAGGGACAGTGTGGGGGGGACGCTCCCCAAGGCATCCGCCGGGTCAAGCACCGGCAACTCGCCGACGACGCTCGACACGCGCGTGCGCGTCGACGCGGTCACGAACCAGAGGTCGCCCGTGTCGAGATCGCCCGCGAGATGCTCCCCGGTGGCGAGGGCTTGCGTGATGGTGCACGTGGAGGGTGTGACCCCATTCGCCGGCGTGTACGTGATCGTCAGCGGGCTCGTGCCACCCCAGGCGAACAGCCAGCCGCCGGAGGGCAGGGAGCCGAGCGGGATAGAAGTTCTACCCGTTCCGAGCAACACCGGCGGGTCGGCCGGCCAGTCCTCTGTGCCGCCATCCACGGCCAGCCATACGATGTCGCAGAGCAGGGAAGGGATGGTCAGGCCGGGCGCGTTGGGGATTTCAGACCAGACGATGCTTTCCGCCACACACCGCGTATGGACACCAGGACGGTCGGCGGTGCGGATGCTCCGGATCGCGTCTGCCAGTGCCGCCTCGACGGTCGCGATGGCCGCGGGGCGGTCAGTGAGCGTGGCCAGCGGCACCCGCAGCGTCATGCCGCCACGCCGGGGTTCCGGGGCTTGCCGTGAGCCCACCACCGGAGCCAGCCGCCCCGGCACACCGGTCACCGTCCGCTGCCCCCGAGGGGCGGTCAGGAAGCCGCTCAGCCGCACCGGCCGCGCCCCGGCGATGCTCGTCACAGGCCGGTTGTCGATCCAGATACTCACGACGCCCCCGAGAGAAGTTGGCCGACCTGTGTGGTCAGCTGGTCCGTTTGCACGCCCACCTCGACCCGCACGCGGTCGGGATCGGTGAGGCTGCGGTCGATGGTCAGCACGCGCCGGGTGAGCCCAAGGGCCGGCAGCTGCACCGTCTGTCCGACCACCACCGGCGCACCATCTGGCGCATCCGACCAGCGGCGCAGCGTGGCGAGGTCGAGCGTTACCGCCACCGCCGGGTCGCGGCGGGCCGCGAGTTCTTCCGCCCCCCGGATGGCGAGTTCGTTGGCCCAGGAGCCGGCGACGAACGGGACGTCGTCATCGGCGCCGATCACCAGCATGGCGTCGAGCGGGGTGATCCATCTGGCCCGGTCGTTGTTGCGACCGGCCATGCGCACGAAGAGCGTGGCGGACTCGGTCAGCGTCCGCTGCAGAATCACGCGCACGATCGTGGGCGTCTGGGCCACCGTGACGTTGGTGCTTGCGATGCCGCCCGTCTGCAGCACCGTGCCCGCGCCGTCCACGAGCGCGACGCTTGGTTGACTGGACAACGAGTAGCTGCCAGCGCTCAGCGACAGCGTCACGAAGACGGTGACCGGCACGGTGGTGCCTGCCGGCACGGTCACGGGCACGCCGGTCAGCGTGGTAAGGACCGAGATGCTCGGATGCGACCCGCCACCCGCCGCACTCGTGAGCCGCACCACGCTCCCGGTGGTGGGGTCGGAGGGCCGCAGCATTTGCGGCGTGACGATTGTCACCGCCTCGTTGTTGGCGATGGCGTTGGGGTTGGCCGCGACGAGGGGGATGGAGGCTACGCCGCTCCCGTTGGCTTGTGTGGTCGACTCCGCATACAGCGTGTTGCCTGGGATCGGGATGGTGGAAACGGTCGCTGGAATGCGGTACACCGCGCCGCGGAGGGACGCCGCCGGGTCGCTGCCCGTCACGAAGAAGTCGACGCCAGCGAGTTGCACACTCGTCGCCCCCGCGCTCAGCGCCACGTGCAGTCGCATGGCGCCCGTCACCCAGTTGGCGTTGACGGGCAGCCCCCGCGCGTAGCTGCGGCCGGTAGGGACAGGTGACGCTAGATTCAGCGTCACCCGCCCATTGGCGCCCCACGACGCACTGCCCGTCAGCGCGTACGTGTCGACCTTCGCCCAGCTCGCTGTGGCGGTCTGCGGGGTGGTAGGGCTGCCGCCGCTGCCCGCGAAGCTCGCCGTCCCTCCGCCAATGCTGTCGAGCCGGAACGTGCCGCCGCTCCCGAAATCGAACCACACGTCGCCGAAGCCCCAGTCGGCCGGGGTGGTGAGATCGTCCATGGTGCTCGTGGCCGCGTCGTAGGTGACGACGAGCGTATTGCCGTCCGGCGACGGCGTGTATGACGTGACCCCCGTCAGCGCCAGCGTCGCACTCAGCGCGCGATTGAGCGAAATGGTATCCCCGCTCCCCCAGTTCCGGGTGGTGATGTTCGTCTGCGCCTTGAACGGGACCGAGAGGGCGCCTGCCGTCTGCGGGCCGTTGCACCGCAGCGTGCGCGTCTCGCGCGTGATGTCGAGCGTCCACGTCGAGCCGTTGGCGAGCACTTGGTCGCTGGCCTCGTACTGGTAGAATCCGCCGCTGAACGTCGGGTTCGGTGTGTTAAATGCGGCGTGCGATTCAAGTTCGAGCGTCAGGATCCCGCCGCTGTTGGCCGTCACGCGGCAGACGCACAGTTCGTTGTTGGTAAAGCGATACCGCAGGCGCGTGGTGCCGACGGTGATGGCGCTGCTGGACCCGCCGAATGGCAGCGTGGCCGTCGTCGCGCCGGTGGGTGTCGGAACCGTCGCGCTTTGCACGTTGAAAAACAGCGGCAGGGTGCTCAGCGCCGGCACGGTCAGGTTCGGCTGCTCCATGACCAGTGCCCCCGCCTGCACGCCCGGCGTCGCGTATCTGAGCGTGAGCGGGAACGACACCCATCCCCCGACGGCGGCGGTCACCGTCCCCGACAGCCCGACGAGCAGCCCATCGGTGTTCGAGTCCTGAAAGCGCAGCCGCGTGAGGAGCACCGACTGCGCCCCGTCGAGCAGCAGCGTGCGCTGTTCTCGGCGGATCAGGGTGAAGGGCGTGTCGTCGACGTAGGCACCGGGCAGGCCGGGAGTCACGCTCAGCGTCAACCCGCCGCCAATATCCGGGATCGCGTCCGCACTGACCTGCAAGGTCGCCCCACCCACGCGCAGTTCGGCCCACTGGCGCACGAAGCTGTTCGCGGGCAACCCCTTCACGGCGAATGGCGTGCCGGTCCCGATGTTCGCTGCCCGCGCTCCATCCGCTTGGGCATTGCGCGTCACCCCCAGCTCACTGCGCGGGATCTCGACGAACGACGGCGGGGTCGTAGGGTTGGCCGCGCCCCAGTCGGTGAGGCCGTCGGCAAAGCGGCCGTTGCGGATCTCGTTGGCGTCGCCGCGGACTCCGGACAACGTCAGGGGCACCACGCGCCGCCGCGATCCGACCGCCGACGCGTCGTACACCTCGACCAGCGGCGTCCCCGCCGGGTCGGACGCGAGGAAGACGCGCGAGCCGATGCCCAGCCCCGTCGTGCTCGCCAGTTGTACCGCGCCGTCGCTGGCCCGCGAGTTCAGGATCTGCTCGTTGACGCCGCTGCGGTCCCGCACGTACGCGCCCTGCCACTGCGTGTCGACCAGAATCGGCGTGCGGCTGGCATTGTCCGGGTCGCGGAGTTGGACCCACCCACCGGCCAATACACCCGCCACCTGCCACCGCGCCGTGGCGATGGTCGCCCGGTCGCCGTTGCTGTCCGCATCCCCGAACGGGACCACCACCGTGGCCAGCTGCTGTTCGTCTACCGCGAGAGCCAGACGGGCTTGGTTCCGCGCCTCCGTGATGCGCAGGGCCGGCACCGTGCTGCCCCGCCGCGCCCGGCCGTGCAGCGTCCACACCGTGTCGCTGGTGCGGACGATCTCCATCTCCAACTTCGCCTTGTCGAACAGGTCGAGAAGGAAGGCCGCAGGCGTTGGCGCATCCAGCTCGAACTGCACGACGGGGTTCTTTTCCACCTCGCCGAGCACCATCCCCAGCCGCGTCGCCGCGCTGTGGGGCACGACATACGTGGCCAGCGCCGTGACCACATCGAGCTCCCCCGCCACGCGCGTCGCCACCCGACCGGCCACTACGCGCAGGATGGGCCCGCCGCTGGCGAGATCGGCAAAGACGGGCGTGAGGGTAAGGTCCGTGGTCGGACTGGTGTCCGTGGTCTCCACCTGCGAAATGCGCCGCTCGACGATCGACCCGTCGGGCCACACCACCCGCACCACCATGCGCACGTCGCCGCCGAGGTCGAGCCACCGCTGCCGGCCGACGGTCAGCGTGGTGGTTTCGTTCCCGTCGAGGCGGGTGCGTTCTGTCCCCTCCACGAGCACCAGCGTCCCGAGCCGCTGGCCACCGGCCGCGCTGTAGTCGGTCCAGAGGGTGACGTTCACCGCACACTCCCGCCGAGCAGCATGGCTGCCGTGTTCGCCCGCTGGCCGAGCTGGCGCTCCATGAGGTCGAGGGAGGGCGAGGCGAGGAGAGCCCCGCCTTCACTGCGTCGACCACGGATCTCGGCAAGAATCTCCCGCTGTACGGCCAGCTGCGAGGCCGAGTAGTCCACCAGCTGCAGGGCGGTGGATTCGGTGATCGAGCGCGCACTGCGCACCGCGATGGTTTCCTCACCGAGGACTGTGGAGTCCGTCTGTGACGGCGTCAGCTCCGGCGTTTGGATCGGGTCGTTCATGCCCATGGAGCGCTTCACGAGGTCGTTGTACCGACTGGCGTAGATGGCGTCGATCTGCGCGAACGCGTCCGGGCCCGCGCCGATAGAACTGGCCCGCTTCCGCTGCTCCGTGCGCCACTCGTCGAGCTCCGCCACGTCCGCGTCGAACCCGCGCCCCTGGCTGCGGAGGTACTGGACGTTGAGGGAGCTCGTGAAGCTCGCCAGCTCTTCGGCGATGCGGGCTTGTTCCTCCTGAGCCTTCGCCAGCTTCACCGCCGCCTCGGCCGCGTCCTCCATGGCGTAGAGCTCCTGTAGCCGCGCCCGGGTCGCATCGTCGGCCGCGTTTTTCAGTTCGTTCGTGCGGTCGATCTCCTTCTGGCGCTGCTCGAGTTCCTTGGCCTTGGCCGGGTCGAGGATCTTATACACGTCGATCAACCGCCGATCGATGTCGGCGTTCTGCTCCTGCCGCACGCGCTCCGCCTCAGCGGCGGCCGCGGCGATCCGCCCCGCTTCCTCGATCGCCTGCACGCGAAGGATCTCGGCGCGGGTCGCCTCGTCTGTGACGCCCAGCAGTTCCCGCCGGTTGGCGATCTCGATCCGCCGCTGCTCGGCTTCCGCGGTGCGGCCCTGCGCCACCAGCGCCCGGACTTCGAGGTCCTCCATGGTCTGGACTTTGGCTTCCGCGGCGGCCTCGTCGAACGCCTTGAGCGCGGCGACCAGTTCATCGCCCAGCAGCACCTTCAGGTCATCAAACATCTGTTGGGTGATCGTGCCCGCTTCGACCAGTTCCTGCGCCGACGCCAGCGCCGCGTTGTTCGCGATCGTCTGGCCCGTGATGAACGCCCCCCGGCTGTCCCCGTTCAGCGTCTGCCGGCGCTGGGTGAGGTCGAGGCCGAAGGCGGTGCGGGCGCGGGCTTGCTCTTCTTCCCTGCGCTTTCGTTCGGCATCCGCCGCCGCGGCTGCCGCTGCCGCGGCCGCTTCCATGCTCGCCACGGTCTGGTCGTACAGGTCCTTGATCCGCACCAGCGCGGCGGCTTCCTCTTCCGCCGTGATCGCGCCCGACTTCCGAAGCGCCATGATGGCGTTCTCGCGCTCGCGCAGTTCTTCCCCAGCGCGCCGGATATTGATCGCCAGCTCGTTGCCGTTCAGGCGGTCGAACGCGTCCTCGATCGAGGTGAAGAAGTCGCCGGCGATGCGGTCGAGCGTGGCGTCGTACAATCCCTGCACGCGGGACGTCTCGCGGTTGAGGGCGCTGCCACGGAACGCCTTCTGCGCTTCGGCGATGAGCGCCTGCAACTCGCGAGACGCCTGCTGAATAGCGCTGCCGACGCCGGACCCCTGCCCAAGCGCCTGTGTGCGGAACTCGGCAATCCCTTCGTTGAACCGCTTCGTCGCTTCCGCGATTTCGCGCGCCCGCTCCTTGGCCTTCCGCCCGAACACGTCAAGCGCGTCGCCGATCTGGACCAGGCCACCGACCACCGCCCCGGCTGCGCCAAGCCCGGAGACAACACCCGCCACCCCGGCGGCGCCACTCAGCGCCCCACCGATCCCCACGGCCTGCCCTTGCGCGTTCTTGATCTGGCTCGCCCGCTGCAGCCCCGACACGATGCTCTGTGCCCCGGTGCCGATGCCGGACACGGTTCGGCCGACATCGCCGAACGCTTGCCCCAGCAGCTGCACGACGCCGATGAGGTCACGGATCGAGTTGGCCCAGTCTTCGGTCGCGGCGACAGGGGAGGACCCGCCTTCACTCTGCGCCGCCACCACGCGGCGGTTCGCCTCGGCCAGTCGCTCCAACTGCTCCGTGGTCAGGCTGATCCCTTGCGCCCGCAGGTCTTCCACCTGCGCCGCGGTCATCACCTCCGCCTTGTATGCGATGGTGTCGGCAATCCCCAGCCGCACGGCCGCCGCGTGCGCTTCGGCCACGTTCGCCGCGCGCTCCTGCGCCTGGATCAGGTTCATGACTTCGGCGAACGTGAGCTTCACCGGCTGCACGAACTGGCGGAGGGCGTTGGCGTTTTCGAGGGCGCGCTCACGCGCCAGCCCGCTGCTGAAGGCGGTCTTATCGAGGGCCTCCTGCAGCTCCTTGGCGGCGCGTGCGGCGTCCCGCATGGCGTCGGCGTCCGCCTTGGCCGCCGGCGCGACACGGGCACGCGACGCGGCGGCAGCGCCCCCACCAAGCCCGCCCATCATACCGAACGGGGTGGCGCTCAGTGAGCCGCCCATGCCCCCGCCGGTGAGGTTGCGCATGAACGCCGCGCCTTCGGATGACATGCCAGAGGCTTCCTTCCGGGTCGTGACCAACGCACGCCCCACCCGGCGGACGGACTCCTCATACTCGGCGTTGGCCTTGGTCATCATCGTGATGCCTTCGGTCCACGCCTTCGTGTCGAAGTTGGCAAGGCCCTCGGTCGCCTTGGCCGCCCCGGCGATGTAATCCCCGAGACGGTCGACCGCGTCCCCGGCCTTGATGAACGCGTCCGCCGCCGCGGTGCCCCAGCGCAGCATGGTGGCCAGCGCTTCGCCCATCGCGTCGAACGTCGCCTGGTTCTCGCGGATCATGGCCGCCAGTTCGATGATGGCGGCGGCCAGCTCCTGCGTAGCGCCCCCGGCCGCATTCCCCCGGCCGATTGCTTCCGCGAACGCATTGGACAGCTGCGTCAGCGCCCCTTCGACCGTCGGGCCGAGCTCCGAAAAGCTGTCGTTGATGCGCCCGGTCGCGTCAAGGAACGCCTCGGCGAACTGCTGCGAGGTGACTTCCCCCGCGATCACCAGCCGGCGCAGTTCAGCAACCGTCAGCCCCATCGACTTGGCGACTTCCTGCACGATGACGGGCGTGCCTTCGAGGATGCTGTTGAACTCTTCCGCGCGCACGACGCCGCCGCCCAGCGCCTGCGAGAACTGGAGCAAGGCGCCGGAGGCTTGCGTTGCGGACGTGCCGGAGACCACCAGCGTCTTCGCGGTCAGGTCGGTGAGGCGCACGACATCCGACTGCGACATGCCCAGCTCGCCCGCGGTCCGCGCCAGCCGCGTGTAGAGCGTAATGGTCTCCTCGATCCCCGTCCGCGTCGTGTTCGCGACGGCCACCAGCTGGCGCTGCACGGTGGCCAGTTCTGCGGCCGAGGTGGTCACGGTCTTGAGGCGCCCCTCAAGCCGCGTCCACGAATCGGCCAGCTGCACCACTTCACGAATGCCCATGGCGGCGCCGATCGCGGACATGGCTTGCACGATGGCCCGCTGTGCACGGAGCGCCGTCGACGACATGCCGTTCAGCGCCGTATTCGTCTCATCCGCCCCCCGCTTCGCGCCGGACGAATCAATCACCACTCCCAGTCGTGCTACGCGGGCCATCAGTCCTCCGGAGAGTCGTCGTCGTCGCGGGTGCCCGCGGCTTTCAGCTTGCGGTATGCGTAGGACAGGAACGCGGCGTCGGCTTCGCGGACGAGGGCAACATCAAGGGCGGTCAGCGTCGTCCCCGTCAGGCGCTGGTAGGCATCCATCTCCGTGTAGGTGATCGCGCCGACGCCCCCCATGCCGCTCGCCCGGGTGCCGCTCAGTTGACCGAACACGTCCCACGCCCGTTCCGCGAGCGGCGGCATCGGTGGACCGACCAACTCGTCCACCACGGCGTCCATCACCTCCGGCTGCACCAAGGCCATGGACGCCATCTGCTCGCGTCGCTCGGCTACGGCGAAGTGGTGGTCAACGAATCGGCGGAAGGCGTCGAGGATCGGGCGAAAAAACGCTGACGGTCACCCACGAACGCCATGGCCTGCTCACGGACGAAGGCGTTCTGCGCGTAGAGGTCGCGGACGGCGTCGGCGGAGAAGGGGATGGCGACCCCCTCCTCATCCTCGAAGCCATGCCAGCCGACCGTGAGGGTGACGAGCTTCTCCAAGTCGAACGCCGCTTGGTCGGCGATGTCTTCCGCCGTGACGGTCGCCGACTTCTTCTTCGCGCCGAACATCGTGGCCACGACGCGCGTCTGCGCGGCCGCCTGCCGCTGGTAGTCGAGGCGCTTGGCGGTGTCGCTATCGGCGCCGAGGAGTGTCAACGTCGCGGGCGAGCCATCCGCCGCAAGGAGCGCCGGCAGTTCCCCATCCTCGTCGCGCTCGCCGAACGCGTCGCGCACCACCATGGTCGCGCCCGCTTCCGCCTGCTGCTTGAGGCGCAGTGTTCCGATCTTGGCCATACACTCGAGAGAAGAGGGGGCGCACCACGCGCCCCCGTGGCTGCACGCTTACGGCGTGCGCGTGATCTGAACGGTCGTGTTCGGCGAGGAGGCGAGCGCCTGCCAGCTGAGGTTCAGGTTGGCAGGACTGTTCCGGCTCATCTCGCCAATCCCGCCTTCCGTGAACTTCACGTTCGAGAACAGGTAGGCATCGCGCAGCGTGGACGCGCCGCCGAGCGTCAGGGCGAGCTGGGTGCTCGTGTCGCTCAGGTACTTGTCGATGATGGACGTCGCGCCAATCGGCACATACAGCGAAAGCGTGCCCGTACACACGAACGTGCCCTGATCCAGACCGGCCAGCGCCGTGGTGCCGACCTGCGGCATGGCGATGCCCTGACGGGTCATGTTGATCGTCATGCCGAGCGTGCCGATGCCCGCGGGGCCGAGGTTCAGCGACCCCGCTTCCTGGATCAGCTGCACGCTGCCGACCGGCGACATGATCGGGTTCGTGGGCGCCGCGGTGGGCGCCGCGCCGAACACCGTGGCCGTGGCGAACGCCGTCGGCGGGGTCAGCGCCCGGTAGGTGATCGTCCCCGTGATCTTGCTGCCCTGCTGCAACGTGATCGAGATCGACTCGATGATGCAGCCGCGGGCGGTGAGGAACCGCGAGATGTCGGTGAACTGGTCTTCGATCGTGAACGTGCGGAGCGTGGAGCCGACACGCAGCACGTTGGTCGTCCAGGTGGAGGCGAACAGCCCTTCGAGCAGCGGATGGATGCCGCCGTAGCTGTATTCGAAGTTGATCGTGCCGGTCCCCTCGACGTTCGTGCGGATCACGTCCGGCACTTCGACCAGCTGGACTTCTTCGGACTCGACCGAGGAAGCCGCCACGGACATCCCGCCGCCGGTCGTGCGGAGCAGCGTGGGGGCGGTCACAGGCGTCGTGCCCTGCGTCACTTCAGCGAGAAAGGCCACGCGGTAGCCGCGGGCTGTGGCTCTGGACATGATGAAGCCTCGGGGTTACGTGTGGTCGAACGTCAGGGAAACCGACACCGGGACATGCAGCCACGCGTTTTCGGTGAGCGCTGGCCCGGATCGGGTGGACAGCACCTCGACGGGGTTCCCGCCGACGGTGAGCGTCATCGACGCGAAATGGTCTTCGACATGACCGGCGACCGTGAGCGCGGCGTGCGCATCGGTGCCGGCGGGGACGCGGATCGACACGCGATAGGTGCACTCGCAGCGCCGCATCGCGTTGGGACCACATTCCGCATACGCGGAGTCCAGCGACGTGAAGCCATCGTCGACGAACGGTCCGCTCGGCGGGGGTGCCGTGGTGTTGAGCCACCGGCGATCGGCCGGGAGCCCCGGGACCGTCACCAGTACGCCGCGCAGCGCCGACAGCAGCTGCTGATAGATCATCGCCCGTACCCCACGCGCCGCGCGGCGTCGTCGAGGATGGCGGGCCACCGCGCTTCCACCGGCGCCACGAACTGCGTCGGAGCGCCGCGGTTCTCCGGCGGGCCGTTCCGCCGGGTCATCCCGCCCACCTCGAGATAATCCGCATACTCGGCCACGGTCGTGCAGTAGATCGCATCCCCGAGCACCGCCGAGGCGATGGCCGCGGTGTCGAGGTTCGTGGGATAGATCGGCGGATCGCCGTCCTTCCGGCCCGGGGTGGGCGGCGCCACGATTGGGCCGTCCTCGGGTCGGTTGCGGCTCACCCGGAAGCTCGCGCGCAGGAACCCCGTATCCAGCGGCGCACCCGGGCCGAACTGGTTGCCGATCACCACGGCTTCGGCCGCCGCCTGTGCCGCCTCGCCGAACACCTGCGTGCCCAGGCGCTGCACGTCCTCTTGCCCGAACGCCCGCAGCTGGTCGGTGAACTCTTTCAACATCAGCCGAGCCCCAGAAAGAACTGGATGGGCGTGCCGTTCGGTGCGAACTCCTCGATGGCCGAGACGCGCAGCTGCTGGCCGGCATACAGCACCAGATCCCCCCGCCGCGGCGTGAACGTGCAGTCATCTGCCGCGACGAGCAGCACCGTGCGCACGCCCGTCCAGGCGGCGTCGCTGGCCTTGGTGTACCTCCGGCTGTCCGCTTGCACCGCCCGCAGCGTCTGCACGACGGACGACCCGGTCGTACTCCCCGTGATCGGGTCGGGCAGGGGAGAGCGCGTGATGGTGATGGGGGCGGTGACGCCGGCGGTCGTGCCGGCCTTGACCGCATTCTGCACGATCTTCGCGAGGCTCATCTCAGCCCCACACCACGACGCCAGATGACGTCAGATAGGGGCGGATGAGTTGCAGCACATCCACCGGCAGCGTCGTGCTGGATTCCGGCGTCAGCCGAAGGCCGCCAGGCAGTTGCAGTTCCGTCCCCGGCTGCAGGCCGTTCGACACGTACGGGTTCTCCTGCTGCGAGAGCCAGAAGGCCAAGCGCGCGGTGGCCTCAATGACGAACGCCGGCACGAGGTTCGAGGCGATCGCGTACCCGTCCGGCGTGGTCATCCACGCACGAGGCCACGCGAGCGCCTGCGTTTCGATCGTGCGCTGGCCTTCCCACGTGAGCCGCGACAGCCACGCGGACGCCTCGGCGATGCACTGATCCTGCGTCGTCGTGTCCACGCCCGCCCACGCCCCCGCGTACGGCGACGCCTCGAGGCGCTCCGTGACGGTGAGCCGACTCGCGAACGTGTTGGCGTTCGCCATGCCGGCGCCGGTCTCGGGAATGAGCGTGAGCGGCATGGGTTACGTGTCGGCCTTGGGGGCGGCCTTCTTGTCGCTGAACAGCTTCATCGTCTTCGCGTCGAAATCGCTGGCGTTGATGATGACGTAGCCCAGCTCGGAGTCGGCGTCCGCAATCTTGACCGTCTCCGGGCAGGGCTGCGGCGTGACGAGGGCGGGCGTGAAGTCGGTGGACATGAGGAGAAGAGAGAGGGAAGAACGGGGCGCCGAAGTGGCGCCCCGTCACGAATCCGGTCAGCCCGCCAGACGGACGGCGAGCTCCGGGCGCACGCAGGCGGCGCCGTAGAGCACGTCGAAGTCGAACAGCGTCTGCTTGTTCTGCCGCACGACTTCCATGCGGAGCGCCACGCCGGACACCGGGTCCGCCACGCTCATCATCTCGAGCGTGTTCTGGTTGCTCGACTGCAGCGGGCGCGAGACGAACCCGAAGGCGTCGCGGTGGAAGGCGAGGTTCACGACGTGCGACGCGCGCAGCGTCACCAGTTCGCCACCCGCCTTCGCGACCTGCAGCGCCGGCGCGATGGGCACCGTCGTGTTGCCCACGATCAGGGTGGTGTTTGCCGTGACCGTGTACGTGTTCGGGTCACCCGCGAAGCTGATGATGTCGCCCGCCACCAGGTTCGACGTGTTGGTGAGCTTGGCGATGCTCACCGTGCCCGTGCGCCCGCCGTCCGTCGAGCCGGCGTTCACCGCCTGCACGCCGTTGACCGTCGCGTTGCCCATCGCCACGTCGAAGCCGTAGCGGCGGCCGAGCGTGCCCTCGATGACCGTCTGCGCGCTGCCGATCGCCTGCGCCTGCGCGAACGCGGGCAGGGCGAGGGCGTTGGCCTCGGCGTTGACGTCGAGCACGAGACGACGATCCGCGAGCGGCGCCGTCTGGCGGTTGAGCTGGGCCCGCGCGTTGGTGGCGCCGGTCACGTCCGTGGCGAACGGCGTGGTGCCGGCGGTGCCGACGAACCCGGAGATGCGGGTGTAGCGGCTGAAAATGAACGCGTTGATGTCCTGCGCCAGCGCCTTTACGGCTTCCGTCGTCTGGCGCGACTGGATGCCGTTTACGATCTCTTCCTGCTCCTTGTCGGTCAGGAAGAAGCCCGACCGGCGCCACCGGTTGAGCGGGATCGGCGCGCGCACCGGCTGCATGTCGGGCGCCTGATACGGCGCTGCCGTCGGCGAGACGTCCGTCACCGTCGCAGCCGACGGGATGTACAGGTTGACCACGTCGCCCTGATTGGCGGGCGTGTTGCTGTAGTCGGAGTTCACGAGTCGCGGCATGACGCACGCGGCGCGCAGCGTCTGGAGGCCCTGGGCCACCAGAATCGGGACAACGTCCTGCAGAATGTTGGGCATGATGAGCGATCCTCAGTGAGTGTCGCGCGTCAGCGTGGCCACAAACGACCATCGCGCCGAACGCGCACGGATGCGCGCTCCGATGTGGAGTGCGAATCAGCACGCGCGCAGCGCGACGCTGGCCTTCGGGTACAGCCGGCAGCGCGCAGCGCTGCCGTGCCACGATTAGGTCGTGGCGACCTTCACTTCTGCCTTCGCGATCTTGTCCAGATTCGCGAGGAACGACGCTTGGTCCGTGATGGCCGGCGCCCCACCCGGCGCGCGCGTGCCGCCGCCCGTCGAGCCGCCACCACTGCCAGACGTGCTGGCGTAGAACTTGGGCGCCTCCGCCTTGAACGACTCGGCGTAGAACTTCTCCACGCTCAGGCCGGTCGGGTCCCCGTCCCTGTCGTACACGATCGCCTTCCCGGTCTTCTCGTCGTACCGCACCCGGCGGCCCTTGTGCAGGTCCACCACGTACGGGATGTCTTCCGGCGGGACACCCGCCTTGGCGGCCGCGTCGCGAATCGCGAACTCGACTTCGCGGTCGACGTACTTGGTCTTGTACTGCTCCGCTTCCGCCAGTCGCTTCTCGTATTCGGCCTTGGTCTCGCCGATCCGCTTCTCGAGCAGCTTGTCGAAGTCGCCCGCCTTGCGGGCCTGCTCCTCCTCCAATCGCGCCATGTCGCTGCGGTACTTCTGGATCTGCTCCGAGGAAATCCCGCCGAGCGACCGCTCCAGCTCCTCGTACTTCGCCTGGAGCTTCTTCTTTTCGTCGAGGATGCGCTCCTTCGACGCGTGGAACGCGTCGTTGTCCACGACCGCCCACTTGCCTTCCTTGGTTTCCACGGCGGACTCGCGCTGCGCGTCCGGGACCGCGTCCTTCGTATCGAAATACTTGAACATCAGTGTTCCCCGCAGGGGTTGATGGTGATGCCGCACGATGCGTGTGCCTCCCGCGCGAACCAATGGGTGGCGACGAAGGACGGGGGCCGCTAGGGACTACGTCAGCGACACATGATCCCGTGCGCGGTGAGCTCGACGAGCAACTCGGAGGCTTCACGCCCCGCCGGCGGAAACGAGGTGTTGAGCCACAGCGCCGTGCCGGGTACGTCGTGGGTCCAGTGGCCCGCCTCGATGGCGGCGCGTAGCTGCTTGACCGTCACGCGGGCGTTGGGCGGCGGCGACTCGGTGGCCACGGCCGGCGTGTCGTCGTGTTGTTCATCGGGGATCGGATCAAAGGCGTGTTCGGACATGGATCACCTCAGGCGGTTCGGGGGAGTACAAGCCGGGTCGTGCCCGGCGCGGGAAGTTGGCGAACGCCGGCGCGAACGCGGCGCACGTAGGCCACACATCGGCAGTTTGCGTGGAGCGGGGGGTGCAGCGCCGGCCCGTTGGGGGTGGTGAACAGGTCGTCGAGGCCGACCCCGTTTTCATTCAGCCCGGGGACAGGTGCGCATGTGGGGCAGAGCCGTTCATCGGCAGAGACGACCCAGAAGCGTTTCACTTCCGCCGCCGGGACCACGCCTTGCCGCACCGCCTCTTTCCAGCCCACGCCGCTGGCTTCGTTGGCCGCGGCCATCGCACTGGTCCGCGCGAACGTCTCGGCGCGGAAGGCGATCAGCTTGCGCTCGTACGCGGCCACAGCCTTGTCGATCTGCGCGGGCGTGAGGGTGTCGCTGATCTTGAGGCGCCGGTCCCGGAGGGTGCGGCGGGCGGCATCCCCCACCCGCCCTTCCTCCAACGCCGCGCGGAAGCTGTTGATAATCTTCCGGTCGTACGCGGTGAGGCCGCCACCCATGCCCGTCTTGAGGCTCACCGCCACCTGGCGGGGGCCGATGCCGCGGGCCAATTCGCTCGCGATGGTTTCCCGCAGGCCGGCGCGCACCTCGCGCTGCACGCGGGCGAACGCCCCATCCTCCCATCGGCGTACGGCCGCGATGAGGTCCGGCGACGCGACCGGCGAGGCGATAACGAGACGGCGGGGCCCGTCGGCGCCAATATCCCGCACCACAGCCGCTACCGTGCGAATGATCCCGCCCGCGTACGCCGCACGCACCGCTGTGACAGCCGCGACCGCCCGTGTCGAGCCGCTGAGGTACGCCACCGCCGCGTCGATGTCCCCGGATTCCAGCAGGCGCATGAGTTGCGCCAGCGATTCGGGGGAGAGGCTGGCCGCCATCTCCAAGAACGCTTTTCGGAGACTCGGCTCCAACCGGTCGGCTAGGTACTGCAGGCGACGCTGGGCGCGTTCGGCGGGGGTCATGCCGCCTGCGCCTCGTCATCCTCCTCGTCGTCACCCGCCGGCTGCTGGTCCCGCACCCGTTCCGCGTTGACCGCGTCCAACGCCTCCGCTTCCGCCAGCAGTCGCGCGGTCAGCCCGTCGGTGTCGAGATCATCGGGCAGCGTGCCGGCGCGCATGTAGTGCAGCCACGAATCGACATCCAGCCGCCCATTCAGCACGCCCTGCCACAGCAGCGCCGCGATCTGCGGGTCGACGTCCGGCGCCGGCGTGGCGGGGTGCATTTGGATGGACGGGGCTGACGCCTCGCGATGCAGCGCGTGGAACATCAGCGCCTGCTCGAGCGCGTCCTGCACGGCCCGGGCGATCGACGCGTGCGTGGCGTGCTCGGCGGACAGGTCGAGCTGACGCCCTGCCGCTGTTTCCGTCCCTTGCTGGCGGTCCTTGCCGATGAAGGACATGCCGAGCGCCGCGATCTGCCGCACGATCTCGTCGCGCTCTTCTTTCGAGGAGTTGAGCGCGTCCGCCGGCGCCACGATGTACCCGGCCTTGGCGTCGCTGTTGTTCGAGCGAATGAGGCTGTTCGGGCCCACGCGGATCGGCTTTTCCTGCCCGTGCTCGTCCCGCTCGGTCTGGATGCCGAACAGGTATAGCGTGGGGGAATGGGTGTGCTTGATGAGATACCGCCGGTCGGCGGTGAGCTGGTAATGATCGAGGTTCAGCTCGCACACCCCCATGGCCGGCGGTTCCGCCACGAACGGAGCGAGTGGACGCTTCGGGTAGCAGACGGCCAGCGGGATCGCCGGGAGCGGACGGCGGTTGGCGCCGGTCATGACGCCCTGATCCACCATCGCGAAATACTCGCCCGCGGCGCCTTCGCTCTTCCGCTTCTCCCACACCGCGAACGTGACGCCGGTGTCGGTGAGCCGGAGCACCCGATACCGCTCCCGGGCCACCACCCCGAAGTCGCCGTTCTCCACATCCGTCGGCTCGTACAGCACGACCTGCCGCATGATCTGCTGGCTGGCCAACACGCCCACCTGCGTGTCGGTGAGCTGGCCGGCCTGATACGCGCTCATCAGCGCCGGCCAGTTCGGCGCCTCCACGATCCACGACACGATCTGGTCGGCCGTGATGAGCACCCAGTACGGCCGGAGCCCCATCCGCTGCTCGTTTTCCAGCGTGAGGCGCATCCCCTCGGGGACGGGGGGACAGTCGACGAGGATGGCCGCAAACCCGCCGACCAACGCCTCCTCGGTGAGGTCCCGGACGAACACGTCCCCGTGCCGCCCGCGCCGGTCAATGTCCTCCCAGTCGGCCACGAGGCGCGCGTCCGTGCCTTCGGCGAGCGTGGGCGGTGTGCCGGCCACCATGCCCACGAGTGCCTCGAGCGTCCGCGCATAGTACCGCGTCACCTGGGCGATGCTCGAGCGGAGCTTGTAGAACCCCATCTTTTCGTCCGGCCACTTCGGGAGCGCGTCGGTGCCGAGCGCGCGGACGGCCCGGGTGCCCTGCATCATCGCCCGCGAGAGGCGACGGACGGGCGCGAGGTCCACGTATTCCGGGCGCCGATAGTCGGGGCGGTTGACGGCCGGCGCATTGCCGGGGATCTGCTGCAGCGTGTCAGGCATGGTCAGCCGATGTCGAAGGAGGAGACGGTGGCGGTGTTGGGAACCGCGAGCACGCGGTAGCGCGATTCGTCGCCGATGTGGTCTTCGGCGCTCGTGTCGATGTCGTCGGGCTTCTTGTCGTCGCGCGGCAGCAGCGGCACCGTGCGAATGAACTGACGGCACGTGTCGAATACCCACAGGCCGGGCAACTCAGGCGCCGGACACGCGGACGCGGCGAACATTTCGCGGATCCGCTCCCATCCGTTTTTCCGGCTGCCTGGCTTCTTGTCAGCCTCCTCCCACAGCACGCCGTGCTCCCGCATCGTGTCCGCGATAGAGCGCGAGCCGGTGTCGGTGACGTCGTAAATGCTGGAGTCGGCCGGGCCAGGCTGGACCCGCATGGGCAAGTCTTCGCCTCGTGGCCCGCGTGCGATGAACGCGGACTCGCGCTCTCTGATCCCCTTGGCGACGGCGGAGCTAGGGATCTTGATCCCCGTATTGGGCGTCCCGTTCCACCCGTACCATTCGGCGATGCGGAGGAGTGAGCCGCGGGGGAACGTGCGATACACACCGGGCGCCACCTCCACGCGGCTTCCGTCGCTCTCCGCCCACCAGCCGACCGAAAAGGGCTTCGACGAACCCCAGTCGAAGGCGCGATCGACGCGCCAGCTCGCCGGAATCCGGAACGGCTTGAGCACGTGATACCGCGCGTCCCACACGTCGTCGAAGAAGCCGCCGGCGACGACATCCCATGAGCCCCCGAACCACGCCTTGCGGCGGTTGGCATCGAGGTCGCCCGCAAGGCGCGCCGGATAGCCGGGATCCGCGGCCAGAAGCGTCGTGTTCTCGGACCAATGCCCGTGGATACGCACCCGCTCGTTGCCGGCGTCGTCGCGGATAATGGCCCCCGCTGGCGCCGGGTCCACGAACCGCGCTTTCACCGCATGGTGCCCGATCCCGAACGGGTTGGCGGTCGCGCGATACTTGCGCGGCATACCCGGCCGCGACGACCGGTGACACGCCTTCATCGCGTCGTAGCACGACAGGTCTGGCCAGTTCGTGAGCTCCTCGAACCCGATCCACGGGTACTCGTGGCCGTGGTAGTTCCAGTAATCATCCGGCGAGGCCATGTGCCGCAGCAGCAGCTCTTCCCCATCCGGAAACTTCCACGTGTACGATCCCTCGTTGAATCGCGCGTCGGGGAACACGAGCCGGAATATCCGCTTGCTCTTGCTCACCACGTCCGCCAGCTGCGGGTAGCTCTGGCGGAACAGGATGCCGCGCCACGCCGGCCCGAACCCTTGGCCGACGTGCTGCGCGAAGTCGACGAGCAGCGCGTCCGTCTTGCCCGGGCCTCGGGTGCCCTCGTACAGGCACTCGGTGACCGGGCAGGCGAGGAACAGCGTCTGCGAGCCGGGGTGCGGCTGCCACGCAATGGACGCCGCGGCGGCGATGGCCACCACGTCAACCCACCCCATGCGCCTCAGCCAGCGCGCGCTTTTTCTCCTCGAGCGCGGTCTGCTGCGATTGGGTGGCCAGCGCCCACGTGCCGGCGTCCGGGGCCATGGGGACCATGAGGACCGACCGGGGCACGTCCTTGCCCTCCCCGTCCGTCTCGGTGATCGTCGTCCCCATGCCGTACTTGCCGAGCATGTCCAGCGCTTTCATGCGCTCAATGGGCGTCTTGCTGGGATCGTCCGCGATCTCGGCGAGGATGTGCAGCCGGGCGTCGAGCGACTCGCGCATGGCGGCGCGGATCGCCGACGGCGGGCGGCCGGCGTTGGGGGCGCCTGGTGCCGGACCACGCCCGGGGCCGCGCAGCCTCGGATCAGCCGCCACGCCACGCAGGCGAGGCGACTTGCTAGGCGACTTTTCCACATCTCGCGGTTTACGCGGCATGGTCACAATCCTCGCGCGAAGGCAGCGTCATCGTTAGTTGGTCGGGGTGCGGCCGGGGGCCACGGTGGGCCTTGTGGGTGGCGGGGCGGGGCGTCGACCCAACGGGCAGCCGATACGCCCGTGGCCCAGCGACGTACTCCCCCGGGGTGCCCTTGGTGGCCAGCACCACGGGGTCGAGATACCGGGCGGCCACCAAGGCTCTGAGGGCGCGACGCATGGTGCGGACCTTGAGGCCGAGAGCCAGCGCCGTCGGCCGGATCTTGATGACCTGGGGTTCTCGGAGGTCATAGCTCCCGGTCAGGTACCACCAGAGGAACTTGACGGCCACGCGGTGGCGGAGGGCCTTGAGGCGGATCACGCGGGTGATGGTCATGCGGCCAGTCTCCGGATCTCGACGAGGACGTGGGGGTCCCCGTGGGTGCGGGTGCCGGCCCACGCAACGAACTGGCGGTCGTTCTCGATCACCCCCGCCTTCTGCAGCGCGTCCCACACGCCGGACTGAACGTTGTCACCGTCCGGGGAGCCCACCGCCAGCGGGTCGTTTTCCAGTACTTGGTGGACCGTGATGTGCAGCGGTCCGGACAAGGCGGGGATCTGGTACTGCGCGAACTGGCGGGCCAGCACAGGCACCACCCGGTCGTACCAGCTGGTGATGGCCTTGCCTGGGCGCACTACGGGCACCAGCCGCCCGCCTTTCCCCCGGGCGAGCGTGGCGGCCTGGTGGTTCTTGGCGCTGACCGGCTGACCGGGGCAGCGAAGGCGGATGGTCAGCATGGGGTGCCCGCCTGCATTTCGCGAATTATGGCAATTTCGCCGTGTTTTTCGGGGGGGCCTTTTACCCCCTCCCTACGCGTACGCGCGTACGCAGTAGATAGAAAGAGAGAGAGAGAAGTGTTGTTATAATTGCTACAATACTGGTATGTATACACTTAGGCCGCCTCCTCGGTTGACGCATTTGCCATAATTCGGAGCACTCGGGTGGGGCGCCCGGCGCCGGTGTGTGATCGGACGGTCCATTCCGCGTGACCGCTTTCCAGGGCCCACGTGATGACCTCGTCGCGGTCCCGGCGGGCGACCCCACCGAACAGCGCGCTCCGGCGGACATCCCGCTCGCTCAATCCGCGGTCGCCAGCGGCCCTGACGGCCGCCAGGAACGACTTTCGGAGCAGGGCGAGGGGTGAGTCCGCCATGCGGTCTTGGACGGCCGGGATGAGGCGGGCGAGCAGCGTTCTTGCCACCTCAATCCCCCACGCGGCATGGCTGGGGGTGACCCGGTGCCCGGCCGGGTCCTCGGCCAGCGCGGCGATAAGGGCGAGGCGCATGCTCTGCTCGGCCGCCCGCATGGGGAGCTCGCCCAAGGATTCGGCCTCGAGGGCGTCGGCCTCCTTGTTGCAGTCCCGCCGCCACGCGACGAACAAGGCGTGGGCGTCGGCGGTCAGGGTGAGGCGCCGGGGGTCGGGGGTCGACTCGGCCCGGGTGAGCAGGTCGAGGTCCCCGCGCTGGGCGAGCAGGTGGCTGCCCCAGTTCACCACCTCCGCCGGCACGGGGTCCATGGAGGGGAGCACGAAGTCGCCGCGGGCCACGGCGGGCTCGATCACCAGAAAGCGGTTGAGGAAGCCGGAGGCCACCCGACTGCTCTTGAGCGCCGCGTAGAACATGGCCGGCGTGGTGAGGCCCAGCACGGTGAGTCCTGGTCGATCGACCGACTTGCGCTTGGCCGACTCGAGCTGTTTGGGGCTCATGGTCAGCGTGGCGTATTGGGGCGACTGTGCCCGCCCGTGCAGCCGGCCGTAGAGCTCCATGAGCTGGGTAAGGACCCCGTCCTTCATGGTGGCCCCGTCCGAGGCGCCACTGGCGCCCGCCAGGAACTGGCCGAACTCGTCGAGCACGGCCACGGACTGCGGGGCTTGCAGCAAGCCGGAAAAGACCGCCGAGTCGCTGGTCCACTTGTTCGGCCCGATGAGGGCGGGCGCTTCCACGGCGTGCAACACGTCCTCGATCGTCTTGCGGACGTGCTCCTTGCCGGTGCCGGACTTGCCGACCACGAGGAAGTACAGGGACGAAAAGTTCCCCGCGTCCGTGTTGTAGCGGCGGGCGGCGAGGACCGATCCCAGCGCCAGCGCCGCGGCCACGCTGTAGCCGCGCACGGGGTGCGGGGCGGTGGCGATCGACCATTGGGCGATGGCCTCGAGCGCGCCTGGGAGGGGCGCGTCCATGGGGTCCGTAGGGGTGGGGAAGGCGATGGGCGGGGCGTGGCGGACCGGGGGCGTTGGTGGTCGGAGGTCGAGGATGGGCAAGGGCCGACCCGCCGCAGCCGCGAGCTGCTCGAGGCTCGGCTTCTGCCAGCCCGCCTGGATCGCGCGGGCGTAGATGGTGGCGGTGGTCAGCCCGTCCGGGCGCCCGTGGAACGAGGCCCACACGCGGCGGGCGTCCTTGGCGTCGTACTTGGGTGAGGTCTGGCTCCACGTATCCCACACCCCAAACCCCTGCTCTTCGTCCCCGGTTTGGTGGAGGGCCAGTCCCACCTGCACCCACGCGTCCCGGTTGTCGGAGGAGAGGCAGGCGAGCGCGCTGCGGATTTCCTCAAGCTCAATGGGGTCGAGGATGGCGGTGGCCCGCCCAGCCGTCTCCTCTTTCGGTAGGCGCGTGCGCAGCAGCGCCAAGAGCCACGCCGGCAGCGGGGCGACCTCAAGGTCTTCGGGGTGGGAGAAGCTGTCCCACTCGTACGTGCGGCCGGACACGTGACTCGAGGGCGGCGCCACGACGTAGCCGTTCTCGCCGCGGACGTCGAGACCGGGGCCAAGCGCGTCCTTGGACGACGGGACCACCGTGCCTTCCGGCGCCCGAAAGTAGAGGTGCCGGCCACCCGACCCCGTGAGCGCCTCGACGGTGTTCGGCGTTTCGCCGTCCGCGTGCATGGTGAGCAGCCGGCGCCACGTGCTGGGGCCGTCTCGCCCTTCGTGGGGCTTGTCGTCGATGTCGATCACGACGAGGTCCGACGCTTGGCCGGTCCGGATGCCGATGTTGGCGTCGGGGTGCACCGTCCACCAGCGCTCGACGTGCGCGGGGAAGGCACTGGCCCCAAGGAGCCCGTTGTACACGAGCGACCGGAGCGGGTGCTTGCCGGGGGATTTGCACGTGGGGTCGCCACAGCCGCACGCGTGGTCGAAGGCCGCGTACAAGGGCAGCACGTGCCACCCACGCGCGGCATACTGCAGGGCCGCCGTCTTCATACGGGGCGCCTCCACTGCGTCCGGTTGCCGGCGTCCTTCCACAAGCGGTCCCAGTGGGGCACGAAGTCCATCACCGTCGTCGGGCTAGGTTTTCCGTCCCACACGTCATGACATGACGCACATCCCCACATGGTGAAGTGCGTCGTCAGCGGCGAGTTCCCGAAGGCGGCGGGGCGGATTGAATACTCGCCGTCTATCATCGACCACACGGGGTGTTCGTGGAAATCTTCGATAGTGAGATACGGTTTCACCTCGACGTAGAGCTGATGTCCATTCGCCACACACGGAATGGTGACCAGAAAATCCGGCGCCCAGCCGGCCAACTCCACGGGCTCGTACTCCCACGACCACTGACACAAGTCGAAGAAGGCCGCCCAGCGGGCTTCGAGGCGCGAGCGGAAGCGCACGCCGGCGTAGGTGGTGGGGTGGGGGGTGTGGGTGTAGCGCATCAGTTATCCACCCAATGCCACGTGTGGTAAATAGATCGGTATTCGATCTCAGGCACTTTTCGCAAAGCCTCGTATAGTTTGGTTGATGAGCTGCCTTTGCTTACGTCAGCAATGCGAAGCAAGTCTTTTGACCGAAGCCCTGAATCGCCTGCCTTTTTGATTGCTGCGACCGCATGCCTTAATCGCTCTTCGTTCCGCTTTTTCCCGGCAATCGGATCAAATCGTTCTGGGTCTTTTTCAACGATGTATGGTCCTGCCTGCATCCCGAGATACACCCGCAGCGCACGCGTAAGGTTCATACCACGCTCGTCGTCAAGATCTTGCCGCAGTCTTCGATTCTCTTCGCGCAGCCGCTGCAACTCTGGTAGAATCGCATCCAACCATTCG